GGATTCCATGCAGTAGCAGAAATAAAAGATGTACTTGATACCCCGGCAATGATTAAAATGCTCCAGGAAAAGTATCAGCAAAAGCAGGATTTCCACCGTATCGCTGTTTACCCGGATGCCAGTGGTGGAAGTCGTAAATCAGTTGGTGCATCAGAAACAGACATATCATTATTGAAGAACGCTGGATTTGAGATCCGTGTGAAAAGTACCAATCCAGCAGTAAAAGATAGGGTGAACGCAACAAATAAAGCATTTGAGGATAATTGGCTGCATATTAATTCGGAGCGATGCCCAAGAGTAGCGGCGTGCTTTGAACAGCAGGCATATGATCAGAATGGTGAGCCTGATAAATCAACAGGATTTGACCATCAGAACGACGCATCCACGTATCCTATTGTTTATGAGCGTCCGATTAAACGGAAATACGCTGGTGAGATTGTATCTCTTATGGGGTATTACTAAGAAAGGAAGCATTATGAAGAAAGGGCAGAGGCTTTCAGAAGAAACAAGAAGAAAAATATCGGAAGCACGTAAAGGTAAGTCCAGTGGGATGTTAGGAAAGAAATGGTCTGAAGAGCAGCGTAGAAAAATAATAGAAGCAAAAATTGGGCATACTGTTTCTGATGAAACCAGAAGAAAAATAGCAAATACGCTACGAGGAATTGTTCGTTCTGAAAAAGCTCGGATAAACCAGTCTATTGGGCAAATGAAACCGAGAAAAGACGGGTATTGCGATGTTTGGACTGACGAATATGCTGATGATTTAAGAAAGCCAGCATGCATGCGATGTGGAATAACGAATATAATGAATATACATTTATACGGTAGAAGATTAGACGTGCATCATGCAAATGGGCCGAAAAATTGTGCCCCTAATGATATTCAAACTTTATGTAAGTCTTGTCATACGAAACTCCATTGGGCAGAAAGAAGAGTAAATAAATTAGGGAAAGGATAAAATAAAATGGTAGATAATCAAACAGGAACAGGACAGGGAAGCGTTTCATTGGATCTTGATGCAATGAATCCGTCATACGCTATATTTGAGCCGTGGTATCAGGAAATGGAGGACGCAATAGTTGGGCAATCCGCAATTGTAGATGCTGGTGAAACATATCTTCCCATGCCGGGCGGAATGAAACTGATGCAGGCGGCTACAAAATCTGCAGCGTATTCGGCTTATCAGATTCGTGCAAGTTATCCGGAATTGGTGGCACCCACTATTCGTGGATTGGTAGGCGTGATTCATAATACACCAGTAAAACCGGAATTACCAAAAGCACTGGAGCCTATGATTGAAAAAGCCACTGTTGACGGGCTGACGCTGGAATCCATGCTCCGCAGACTGACAAGAAACGTGTTATCATATGGCCGTACTGGTATTGCTGTGACGGTTGATGAAAAAGGTCAGCCGCTATTTGCAATTTATGAAGCACTGGCAATTCGGAATTGGGCAGAAGACGTACCCCTTGTGGTGCTTGATGAATCCGGTCCGGTAATGCAAGAAAATTTATCTTGGATTGATCGAGAAAAGCGACTGATTATCGAATTGGTTAACGGAAAAGCTGTTGCGACGCGGTACGATAAATCATCCGGCTGGATCGCCGATGAGCCGATGGAATATTCGGCATCTGGCGGTGCTCCGGTCGACTTCCTGCCATTTGTTTTTATTGATACGAATGACTTGACCCCAGAACCGGATGAAGTGCCGTTACTCCCTCTTGCCCGTCTTGCTGCAAAAGCGTACCGGCAGGATGCCAATTATCAGCAGACTCTTTATCTGTCAGCGAACCCAACGCATGTCATTTCCGGGATGGAACCTGATTATGAGAACAGGCCGAAAGCAGTTGGTGGAGGTGTTATTTGGTTTCTACCTGATTCAAATCAGAAAGCGGAGATACTGGAATTTACCGGGACATCAGCCACTGCGCAAAGACAGGCTATTCAAGATACATTGCAAGCGGCAGTCCAGGCAGGTGCCCGCTTATTTGCTACTGCGGATGAACAGCAGGAGTCAGGGGAGGCCAGAAAAATCAAATACGCAGCTCAGACCGCAACCCTTGTAGGGATTGCACTAACGGTAGCAGCCGGAGCAGAAAAAGCGTTGAAGATGGCCGCAAAGCTGGTTGGGGCAAATCCGGATGAAGTATCAATTCCTATTTCAACGGAGTTTATTGATTCCACTATCGGCGCCCAGGAAATGACGGCAATCATCAGTGGTGTTACTGGTGGCCTACTCAGCAATCAGACTGGGTACGAACTATTCCAGAATGGCGGACGTGCAAACCCGGATCGGCTTTGGGAAGATGAAAAGAAATTGATTGATGAACAAGGCCCCTCACTTGGAATGATCGGCCGGGAAGAACCAGTGAATCCAGCGAAGAAAAAGGCAGACGAGGAATAGAATGCATATTACCTTATCAAAGCTGTTAGAAAATACGGCCAGAAGCCAGCTACAGGCTGAATCCACGGTTGAATTTAAAAAAGCATACTGGAATAAGGCTTTACAAAAGAAAGCTCTTAAACAGCGAATCGCAGCGTTGCGGAAAATGATGGACGATGTTCCCGAATTCAAGCAGCGCGTCCTCGACCAGTGCAAATATGGCCTGGAACGCGCAATCCAGTTATCAATCCTGAGAAGGAAATTTGATGGAATCTGTTAATCAAACCATCCGTGATAAAATGATTAAGCATCAGGTGGGCCTGCTCCGCCTATCTGATGATATTACTGCAAAGCTGGTAACGCTCCTGAACCGGACTGAGGACGATCTCATGTCCCAGCTGTCTAAGAAATTGGAAAATGAGCGGCTGAATGCAGTGCTTGCTGGCGTGCGGAATACGCTGGATGCTGCCAGATCCGGTGAGTATGAAATGATGCAGAAGGAATTGACAAACCTGGCAGAATACGAGCCAAAGTTTGTTAAGAATTTAATCGAAGGGCAGATCCCAGTCAAATTCGATATGGCAACGCCTTCCACCGATATGCTGTCGTCCATTGTGACGACCCAGCCATTTCAAGGAAAGCTGCTGAAAGAATGGGTGTACGAATTATCAGACAGCAGGCGCAAGTTGATTCGGGATGCTGTTCGTATGGGAATGGTGGAAGGTCAGGCCATTAATGAAATTGTAAAGCGTATTCGTGGCACAAAAGCAAATCAATACAAAGACGGATTAATGGAAATCAGCAGGCGTGGTGCGCAGGCAATGACGCGGACAGCTGTGAATCATACTGCTACAAATGCTCGGGAATTAATGTACACAAAGAATCAGGATGTGATTGCATCTGTTCAGTGGGTTTCTACTCTTGACGGAAGAACTACGCCGATCTGCCAAGCAAGAGACGGAATGACCTTTCCAGTAAACGAAGGACCACGCCCGCCTGCTCATATCAACTGCCGATCTTGTACCGTCCCAGTAACAAAGACATGGCGGGAACTTGGCTTTGATGTTGATGAAGCCCCGGAAAGCACACGTGCGTCCTTTGATGGGCAGGTGCCTGAGAAAACCACGTATAACGACTGGTTGAAAGGGCAGGACGCAAAGATGCAGGATAGCATCCTCGGGCCGGGTCGTGGCGAATTGTTTCGGCAGGGCGTTTCCGTGGATAAATTCGTTGACCTGGAATCTGGCAAGCCCTTTACGCTGAAGGAATTGGCCGGGATGGATGGGATGAAGGATGCTTCTTATTTTTATGAAAGACAGGAAATTCCTAAGAATGGATGGGTACATGGTCGGCAAGGGCAGCAAGAATTGAGGTCGGACGCTGTTATATTTGGTACAAAAAATTGGGATGTAGCTGAGCAGTATGCTGGTAAAAATGGATCAATGTGGCTTTTGGAGAAAAATAATAAAACGGATATATTGGATATAACAAATGAAGTACAGCAAAAAAGAGTATGGGAAGATTTTTATGCCGATTATAAGCGAGGTGTTTTATCAACAGAATTAGATGTAATTTATAAAAATGATTTAAAAAATAGATGGTATGCCGAAATTAATCCAAGAGATATAGTAGATTCTGCGGGTTTGTGGGATTCTCCTTCTTTTGTAGATTGGTTTTCAGAAAAATATGTAATTGATGGCGTAATTACTGAAGACGGCATTGTTATTTTAAATTATAAAAATTTTGATACGTCTTCCGTACTCAAACAGATTGCAAAGAAAGAAGATACTCCTATGGCAGCTAAGAAAATAATAAAAAAGGAGCATCCATTTTATACATTTGAAAAAGAAATGAAAACTAAGTATGGAAGCGAGTTATACGCTAAAATGAGTGATTCGGAATTAGAGATATTAGAAGCACTGGAACGGGATCTTTTTAAAGATTAATCTCAAATTTAAAATGAAAAAAGTCCATAACCTGATATCACCAATTAAACCAGTAAAGCCAAAGGCCGAAATACTCAGGTGCCGGGTATGCGGCAGCAATCGTTTCCGGGAAGTTATTCTCGGTCCGGTACTCTGCAAAAACAAAATAACAGGTGGCACAAAAGTATTGATCTGTGACCGCTGCGAATTACAGGCAACAGGAGGATAAATTGAGAGGAACATCCGAAGAAGAAATCAGCAGAGGCAGTATGGATAAGTATGAAGCACTTCGATTGATTCATGAACTCGTTGACCCAACATTTTATTTTGAGATTGGCGTTCAGAAAGGCAAAAGCATTCGTTTAGCAAAATGCCCCGCTGTTGGAGTTGACCCTGATCCACGAATATCTTCAGAAGGATTATTTAAAATTTACAAGCAATCCAGTGATGAATACTTTTATTCTATTTTCTCACATCATTTACCGGCTGATTTCGTGTTTATTGACGGGATGCATTTATTTGAGCAGGTTCTTCGTGATTTTATCCATACCGAGAAGATGATTGCGCATAAAGGAACTGTAGTTGTTATTGATGATATCTTTCCAGCACATCCTGCTCAGGCATTACGGAATAGACGGACATGCAAATGGACTGGTGATGTCTGGAAGTTGTTACCAATCCTGATGTCATATCGTTCTGATCTACAATTAACATGCCTTGACACATCACCGACCGGCATGCTTTTGGTTCAGAATCTTGATCCAGAAAATACGGTATTGGAAGATAACTTCAAATGCATTCTGGCTACATACGATAAGGGCACAGTGCCTGGTGATTGGATTATTAACAGGCACTTGGCACGCTTAGATGTGCAAGCAGCGATTCAGGAAGTATTATGCGGATAGGCAGGCATACTTATGGCGATCCGGTCGTCCGGGGAGACACAAAGAGGGTATTTATTGGTTCGTTTTGTTCATTTGCTAAGGGTGTTTTGATTCTTTCATGCCGTGATCACAGAACAGATTGGATTTCAACATTTCCATTCAAGGATTTGTGGAGGTGCGGAAATGACGGACACCCTACAGGTAAAGGGAATATCGTCATTGGTAATGATGTTTGGGTTGGCACGAATTCGATTATTTTATCAGGAGTTACTATTGGAGATGGCGCTGTTATTGGGGCTGGTTCGGTAGTGACAAAAGACGTGGCTCCTTATACGGTGGCGGCCGGTAATCCAATTCATGAAATCCGTAAACGATTTTCCGAACCGGTGATTAAGGATTTACTCGAGCTGAAATGGTGGGATTGGCCGGATGAAAAAGATTAGAGACCACGCAAAGTTTTTAACATCACCTCCGGGAAGGTGGAATCTTGATACTCCATAAATATGACGCGATCAGAATAATTCGGTATTGTCGTTTCGGTAACAATATTTATCAGCTTCATAATGCAATTGCGTTTGCTCGGTATTATGGGATACAAACGGTTTATATTGATGATATGGCCAGCATCCTTGATTTGAATCCAATGTTTCAAGCTTGCGTTCTGCGGGATGGGTTACGGATTTCCGCCAAGAAGCCGTTAAGTTCTGATAGAATTATGGCTCATAAGTTTTTCTATCCGCACGAATTCAATGGCATGGATATATCAGAAACAGCTGACAGTAAAAGTATTTTTGCAGAAATATCTAAACATATTTTACAGATTAAGACCGCCGGAACATCAAATTACATTCACGCACATATTAGATCAGGAGATATCTTTGTTCGACGCCGTCCGAAAATAAATTATACGCAACCGCCACTTGCATTTTACCAGAAAGCGGTACTTAATTGCATCGCCTCCGGTAAATATAAAGGAGTGGTCGTCTGTTATGAAGATGATCTTAATCCTGTTTCGTTGGAGTTGGTGCCATGGCTCAATTCACAAGGTATCACAAATAAAACGCAGTCTTCAAAATTCAAGCACGATTTTGCGAATCTCATAACTGCCCGATGCTTGATTGCCGGTAAAGGATCGTTAATTCCGATGATTGCTTGTCTGTCAGGTAAAATAGAAAAGTTATGTGTTTTTCGAGAAGTGGATGTCCCAAATATAATTGAGAAGTGCAGCGTGCCTGTTGAAACCTATATTGATCTTGATGGAATGTATATCGGAAAAGACGATTGGCAGATATCAGGATTAAAAGGCGAGCAGCATAATCAACAGTTGAAGCAATTAATTTCATACCCTATGGAGCAGATATGCATAAAACATCAATGATGAATATTGGTCGCGAAGAAGAACGGACAGGCCAAATCCGGCTTTAAAAAGTAAAAGATATGTCTAAATATTAAAAAATTAATACAGGCTGAAATACGCTAAATCGCTGAGTGCAAACAGCAAATTAAAAAGGAATTATAATGCCAAAAGAACTTTCAAAGATTGATGTCAGAATCCCATTCCGTCCGGACGCTCAATTAGGGGCTGAATACAACCACATCATGAACGAAACGAAATGTGACTGGGTGCTTTTTCTCGATCATGATATTTTTCTCTGCAATCCGCATTGGTACTTGCTCTGCCAGAAAGCAATACAGCAGCACGGAAAGAATACAGGCATGTTTTCATGCTGGACAAATAACCTGGGCCGAACGATGCAGCTTCATCCAAAGGCTCCGGCAGGAAAAGACTTAGACATCCATATTGAGTTTGCAAGGGCTGTTTTTGATGAGCACCAGTTTTCCTGTACGCCGATAGACAAGTGCTCCGGCATGCTGCTGCTGATTAATCGGGAAGCATGGTATAATGCTGGTGGATTTCCTGGCGTTGGTATTTTCAAAGAGGATTGGGATTTCAGCAGGCGTTTGATCCGTGCCAATTACAGGCTGATGCGGATTGATGGGTTGTATGTTTATCATTTACGTGACCGGACAAGGGGCTCGTGGATTGAGGGGGTAGATACGACCAAAGAGATCCGGGATGCCAGAACAGATTTGAAGAAGAGGAAATAAAATGACAACTATCGCATATAAAGATGGTGTAATTGCTTACGATTCAAGGGTGTGTGCCGGTAATACGATATTCGATGACGGCTTTGATAAGAAGGTCGAAAAGGTCGGAGTGCTGTTTTTCTTGGCTGGAGCCACTTCCGAATACGATATGTTTATTGAATCATTTTTTGCTGGAAAGAATATTGTTGAACGCCCTTTTAATATTACAGCCCTCGTGGTTATCGGATCTGAGTTATGGGATTCTTCCATCGATGAAGACGGGGTTTTCTGGAAAAGCAGATTGCGGCTGGATACCCATTATGCATATGGGTCTGGTGCTGATCACGCATTAACAGCAATGGATATGGGCGAAAGCGCCGTTAAAGCAATTGCATGGGCAATGAAACGGGATTGCAAGACAGGTGGGCAAATCCGATTTTTCAACATTCCACTGGAAATGGAGGGGTAATGCCAAAACAGAAAAACAAAATAACGCTGGTCATGGCGTACTATGAAAACGGTGGGATGCTGGATCGTCATTTATTTGAGTGGCAAACGTATCCGGATGAAATCAAGGATTGTTTTCAGGCGATCATTGTGGATGACGGCTCTTTGAAAGATCNAGCCATTAACCATTTTTGCCTGGATGCTCAGCAACCATTGTCTTTATCCTTGTACCGCATCCTGAAAGATATTCCGTGGAATCAGAACGGTGCCCGCAATCTCGGCATGACTGTTTCCGATGGCTGGTGCCTGATTACTGATATGGATCATTTGCTTACTGCTGATCAGGCTGCAATCCTTTGCAGGAAGAAATTGCAAATTGATCGTTTTTATGTTCCGCTCCGCAAGCGTGCAATTACCGACGAGCCTTATAAGCGGCACCCGAATAGCTACCTGTTGACAAATAAAACGTACTGGGCTGCTGGTGGGTACGATGAATCATATGCTGGTTACTATGGTACTGATTCGACATTCCGCAGGCGCTTATCAGATAAAGGCAAACGAATTGAATCCAACGACTGGGCATTAACTCTATTTGGCCGGGAAGTTATTGCTGATGCTTCTACCACAACGTATGGGCGAAAAGGCAGTGCGTACCATATCAGCAATAATCCGGAACTGAATGCCCGAAAGGGACTGAACCCGAAACCAATTCCGCCACTTAATTTTCCGTGGGAAAGGGTCTTTTAAATGCTCGAAGTTATTTGTTGGAAATGGAAGCCAGCGCCAGGGTATCGCAGCCAATTCACCGGGGAGCATGTTAATATTTTACGCAGAATGGTGCGCCGGTTTTTGCCAGTTGAGCACCGGTTTTCTTGTATCACCGATAATGCAAAAGGAATTGAAGCAGGCATTCGCATTATCCCATTGTGGAATGATCTGGCAGGGCTGCGAAATCCAAATGTGATAAACGGCCCATCTTGTTATCGGCGACTGAGGGCATTTAGTTCTGAAGCCAAAGAGATAATTGGCGAACGGATTTTATCATTGGATTTGGACTGCGTAATAACAGACGACATATCACCCTTGGTAGACAACGAGTACGATTTTATTTGTTGGGGCGATACGGCAAAAGGAACGCATTATAATGGCGGGTTTTGGATGCTGAAAGCAGGCACCCGAACAAAAGTATGGGAAACATTCGACCCGAGAGAATCCACGAAGATAACAAAGCGGCAAAGGATTATCGGATCTGATCAGGCGTGGATTTCTTACGTGCTTGCTGGGAAAGATCCGAAGTGGAGTACCGCCGATAGGGTGTATTCTTTTCGCAATCATATAATGGGCAATGGTTCACGGCTCCCTGCGAATGCAAGAATCGTATTTTTCCATGGTGCTTATGATCCTTGGCATCCGAAAGTGCAAATTGAATATCCGTGGGTTCAGGAGTTTTACAGATGAAGCAAATTCTTATTCTCGGTGGTGCCAAATGTGTTTGGGATGATGTAAAGTCTTTGAGTCCTTGGGAGCATCCAGTCGCAGCGGTTAATGATGTAGGCGCTATGTGGCAGGGCTCGTTATTATTTTGGGCGTCACTTCATCCGCGTAAATTTAAACAGTGGGAGCCCAGAAGAAAAGCAAATGGATTTCCGGCCGGGATACATTAAATACGGTAATAAGTATGGCAAGCCCATGATAGATTCGGAATTTCGGCTGACTGGGGTGGTTCGTCCGGCCTGTTTGCAATCAAGATTGCCCTTGAGCTTGGATTTGATCAAATTATTATTGCCGGAGTACCCAATTGGAAAGCCGAACAAGGACACTTCTTTGATAAGGCGCAATGGACGGCCTGCAATCAGTACAGAGCAGCGTGGGAGCGCCATTTAAACGACATCAAGCCATTTGTTCGATCGTGTTCAGGGTGGACGAAGCGGCTGCTCGGCGGTCCGGATTTACCATAAAATATTTTTAAAATATTATTTTCTTTATTTCTGTTGACTCGATAATTTAAAATAAAAACAATAATTTTTTTATTGAACGATTTAATCAAAACCCAAAATGAAAGGGATTGCAGATGGCAATCAAAACACAGTTTTTAACACAGGAAGAAATACCGGATGCCCTGAAGGAGCACGCGGTAGAGGTTGACGGCAAATGGGTGATCGAGGTAACGGATATTGAGACGCACCCGAAAGTGAACAAGCTTCGTAATGCGTATACGAAGGAAAAAGAGAAACGGGATACGCAAGCTGCTCAGATTGCCGATCTTCAAGTGAAGCTGGATTTGCTTCCTGAAGACTTTGACCCCGATCGCTGGACGCAGTTGAAGCTGATGGAAAGTAAAGCGGTTGACCCTGAAAAGCAGAAAGAAGCGATCAAGAAAGAACTGGAGCAGCAGCGGATTGCAGTGAAAGCGGATCTTGAAAAAGCACATGCGGCCGAAAAGAAAGCACTGGAAGATGAGAAAATCAAACTTCGGAATTTTCTTGAAAAAACAGTAAAGCAGGATCGACTTAGGGAAGGTTTAGTGGCGGCAGGTGTTGCAAAGGAATTGCTGGCCGGGGCGATGGCACTTCTTCAATCCAGGATTTCCATTATCGAAGATGGTGATGATTTCAAAGATGTCGTTGAAACAGACATGGGCGAGATCAGTGCAAAAGAATACGCGATTCAGTGGGTGCAGAAAGATGAAGGCAAGCCGTATGTAAAACCGGCATCTGGTCCTAATTTGGACCCAAAGAAACCTGGATTTGTTGGAACGGATAACCCATGGAATCCAAGCAGTATAAATTTGACGCAACAGAGTATTTTGTTGAAATCTGATCCGCAGAAAGCGGCTCGTTTTAAAGCGGCGGCTGGGATCAGTAATTAAAATTTAATATAGCAGTACCCTCGATGAGGACGAGGGCAAAGTCCATCGATGATGGTTTGCCTGATTAATATAAACTGAACGTAATGCAAACTATTATTGAAAGGACTTAGACTATGGCGACTTTGACCACCACATCCGGCGATCTTGATGTTATCCCGGAGATTTTTCTTCCGTACATGATTGAAAAAACCTCGGAGAAATCTGAATTCGGTGCCTCCGGGGTTATTCAAGCAATGCCCGAACTTCAAATTCCTCCCAATGGTGGCGATATCGTCACCATGCCGTTCTGGCAGGATTTGACAGGGGATGATCAGTTGCTGGACACCAGCACCGATCTTGACGTTGCTAAATTTACCACTTCCGTCGATAAGGCAGTTCTTCATGGACGTGCTCTTGTTTACGGCTCCACTGATTTGGCCGCTGCTCTGGCCGGTTCCGACCCCATTAAAGCACTGGCTGATTTATATGCTGCAAAATGGGCACGCGCCTGGCAGAAGTTGCTGATCTACACCCTCAATGGCGCAATGGCNGTNGTTACAGACAACGTGCTGGATATTTCCGGATTGTCCGGAACGGCGGCGGTGTTTGATGCGTCGGCTTTTGTTGATGCAAACCAGAAAATGGGCGATTGCAAAGACAAATTGGTGGCGATTGCAATGCATTCTGCCGTGGAAGCACTGATTGCAAAAAGTGATCAGATCGATTATATCAAGGATTCCGAAGGCAAGCTGCTTTATAAGGAGTATCAGGGTAAACGCGTTATTGTGGACGACGGTATGCCTGTTTCGGGCGGTGTGTACACCACGTATTTGTTCGGTCTTGGTGCAGTCGGATATTCCGAAGGCACTCCGAAAGTTCCCCTGGAGACTTCCCGTGAGCCCTTGCTCAATGGCGGCGAAGAGTACCTGATCAGCAGACGTCATTTCGTTCTCCATCCTCGTGGTATCAAATGGAATCCTAGCTCTGGCGTTCCTGCGAAAGACGTCCCTTCCAATGTGGAAGTGGCTGCATCCGGGAACTGGGCACAGGCGTATGAATCACAGAATATCAGAATCGTGCAATTCAAGCATCGGATCGCTGCTGCGTAATTGTAACAACCCTATGACCTGAAAGGTTTATAGATAATGTACAGAAATCAAAACACAACGAATAAACGGTGGATCGACCCTGCAAGAAAAGCAGAATTGATGGAGCGTGATCGGATTCGGCAGGCGTACTATGCGAAACTTGAAAAAGAAAAGCAGCGCCTGCTAAATCCCAGCTTTCAGGAAGATGATCAGGAAATCGCTGAAGACGAAGAAACTGCTCCTAAGCCACCTGCAACCGAGCCTCAGTATTTTACTCAATTGGCGAAAAAGGGCTGGTATAATGTGATTAGTCCGGCCGGCGTTCCTGTTAATGCAACTCTGCTCAGGCTGGAAGTGGCTGAGAAGAAAGCAACGAGGATGAACAATGGCGCTAATCGTTGAAGACGGTACCGGAGTGTCCGGGGCGAACGCGTATATCAGTCGTGCTGATTTCCTAACGTACCATGCTGAACGTAATAATGCTGGAGCGGCTGCCTTGGCTACCACTGTTATTGATGCGGCAATCCTATATGCTACTGAATACCTGGATTCGAAATACCAATGGCGTGGTGATATTGTTTCGGATGATCAGTATCTTGGATTTCCAACTGAGAACGGTTACGATGATCAAGGGCGAGAGATTAGCGGCTTGCCAAGTAAAGTTACTAACGCTTGTGCTGAAATCGCGTACATCCACACTCAGACGCCTTTAACAGCCTCTTTGGGGCCTCGTGTAGTTGAGAATGAAGTTGTTGGTGCTGTTAGGCAGCGCTTTTCGGATCGTAATGGGAATGAGGGCACGCGATACCCTTTTATCGACCGGTTGTTGAAGGGGCTGTATATCAGTGGTGGTGTCCAATTCCTGGAGAGCATGGGTTCATGAGCTTTTACTCTGATATGGCTACGATGGCGGATTCGCTGCTTACTCAATTCGGTATTTCTGAGAATACGGTACTGCGAAAAGAGTCTTTTAGAAACGGAACGGATGAATCCCCTGGGACTCCAATAAATACGGACTACCCGGTGATTGTGGTCAGCAAGGTTAAGCAATTGGACAGTGTTGTTGGTAATGTCGTTGGCGAAAAAGAAGCAGAGATAAAAATAGTAGCGTCAAATCAGCGATCAATCATCATGTCAGTTAAGCAGCCGTCTGGTACCATTTTGCCAGTCGCACCGGCAGTAAGCGACAAGCTGTTATTTGGCACTGATATTTGGAATGTGGATGCAGCAGCGCCGGTGGCTCCTGGCGGCATTACGATTATTTATAAACTGGATATATCGCAATGACGTTTGCACAAGACACAGCGGCATTCAAGCAAAAGTACGAAGAGCGGATGACGTTGGTGCTTAAAAAGGTGGCGCTTGATCTTTTTAAAAAAGTTGTTTTGAAAACCCCAGTTGATACTGGGCGAGCACGTGGAAATTGGATGGTCGGCGTGAATACAATTCCAATTGCGATGTCCATAGGGGTTGATAAAAAAGGCGATGTTTTATCCAGGCTGGTATCTGACATATCCGTTGCGAAGTTAGGGGATTCCGTAGCATTGGCGAATACGCTTCCTTACATCGGAGTTCTTGAGTATGGCGGTTATCCAAAGAATCCGAAATACGGCTCTGCTGGACGCAAGGCTAAATTTAGACGCGGTAAAAAGGTAAGATCGGCGATGAGGCAGATAAAATCAATTGATGGTTATTCGTACCAAGCACCTCATGGAATGGTACGGGTATCGATTGAAGAGTATCTGCCGACTGTTCGTAAGGTAGTGGCTCTGGTGAAAAGAGAAGTATCATGACGGCGATTGCTGGTACAAAACCTGAAGAAGCTTTGATTGCGCGGTTAAAAACGGCAACCGGATCTTATAAGGTCGTTTGGCCGAATGTAGCAGTATATCAGCCTGTAATTGGAACGCCGTATTATCGAGCAATGTTTTTGCCAGTACCGCCACAACGATTAACGCATGGTAAAGCAGATAGGCATATTGGTATTTTTCAAATCGATGTTGTTTATCCTGCAAAACAGGGGCTTCTCACGGTTCTATCAGCCGCGAGAGCGATTGCATCACATTTTGATAGGTATAGTGTTACTGATGCAGACGGGTACCGAATTCGGGTGATTAAGCCGCCTGCTGTTAACCAGCATCAACAGGATATTGATTGGTACGCAATACCTGTAAGCATAACATATGAAATTCTTAATTAAGGAGAACAGATCATGACTGAAATAGGAACAAACGTAAAAACCGCAGCCGGAACCAAGTTATATATTGGTGGTACCGGGGCGCTGGAAAGTGAATCCTCGTGGGTGGAGGTCGGTGAGATTGTCGATTTTGGGGAATACGGGAAACAGTATAGCCTCGTCACGTACAATCCCATCGGATCAAGAAAAACGCACAAATTCAAGGGCAGTTACAACAATGGGCAGCTTGCTCTTTCGCTCGGGCAGGACTTGGAGGATGCCGGTCAGGCTGCATTGCTGGTTGCTCGCGATTCCGATGATGAGTATAATTTCAAGGTGGAATTCAATGATGAGGCAGCTGCATCAGGGTCAACGCCGACGACCGATATTTTCAAAGGCGTCACGATGAGTTTCACGACGCAGGTCGGCTCCGTGGATTCGATTATCGGGGCGGCTTGCTCAATTGAAATAAGCGGCGACATCACCAGAACATTGGCAAGTTCGTAATTTTGAAATAACCGGTACGGGGATTCTGTGCCGGTAACAAAAACAATTCCTGAAAGGAAACTATTATGGGTTTTGATCTTGATAAGATCGAATTGATCGAAGAAGGTAGTGAAATGGTGGTAGTACACCCGGTTACTTTTGAGCCCTTGAAAGACGATAAGGGCGGCGTGGCATCTATTCGATTGGCTGGTATGGATTCAGCAATGTACCGGAAAGCTTCAAATATCATCGCGAATCGGCGAACAAAAGGGAACCGTCCTCAAAAAATGACCGTTGAGCGTTTTGAACAGGACGCGATTGAGCTTATTTGCAAATGCACAATATCCTGG